TCACGCCTCCGCCAGCATCTCGAAAAACCCGCCATCCTCGCTGGGCCGCGGATCCTCCTTGAGATCGAAGATCACCCCTCCAACCACGGCGCGCCATTCCGAGGTGATCCCCTCGCTCTGCGCGGACCGCCGCACGGTGATGATGGCCGGTGCCTTCGATACGAGTCTCGCCTGCATGACGGCTTCAGAGCCGCGCAGATAGCGAAGATGGGCCCAGAGGGTGAAGCGGTCCTCCCATCCCTGGATCAGCATGCCGTCGGGACCGCGGATTATTACCGCCTGCTGGAAGGTGACATGCCGATCGAGCTGCCCCGCGTCCATGTTCACAGCCGGATCCTGCGATACGGCGCCAGCAGCGCCTCGACGGCGAAGGGCAAGGCGGTGCCTGTGCCCGTCACCTGCCGATGCTCGTACCACTGGGTAACGAGCAGCAGCATGGCCTGCCGGATGGCGGTGGGGACGTCTGCCGGCGCGCCATAGCCTGCGGTGAAGGTGATCGCCGCGGGCCGGTCGAGGCCTTTGCGCGGGATCAGCACCGGTAGCTGATCCGGCCAGCGGAGATCGAACACGAGATCGCCCTGCGCGGGATCGATGAACACCGCACTGTCGATGACAGTGTCAGGAAACGGTAGCCGGATTGGCCCCGAGATCGCGTCAACCTCCGCGCGCCAGGTCTGTGTGACAAGGCACCGGCCGAGGATCCCGGCCGGGCCGTCAAGCCAGGCGGTGGCCGCGTCGATGTAGTGCTGGAGCAGCAGATCCTCGTCATCATGCTCAACGCGAGCCTGTGCCTTGGCCTCGCTCAGCATGATCGGCGGTGCGGCCGGCGGGGTGACGAGGACCAGCCGCATCAGTCTTGGGCCTTGCCGTAGACGGCGCGGTCGATACCCTGTCCGGTGAAGTCGCCCTCATTAGGGCGCACCCGGTTGGGGTCGTTCCAGTCAATGGCGTTCTGCGCAGCGGTGGTGCCCTCGCGCGGATTGGCGTCGACGCTCTCGTGGCTCACGTCGACGGCGTCGGTGATTGCGGGTTCGATGATCGCGCCCGAGGCGTCCTCCAGCGCTGCCGCCGGGGCAGGATCAGCGACACCGTGGGTGCCGTTCTCGATCGCAGCCGCATCGGCTTTCAATGCGGCATCAGTCTTCTTCACAGCCATGATGGCCTCCATTCGGACAAGGGTGGGCGCCCGGCGTGCGCCGCCGGGCCGCTGGTTCAGGCTGTGGCCATCTTCAGGACCCGCAGCATCTCGGGATTGAGCAGGCCCCCGCCCACGCGCTTGGTGGTGTAGAAGTGGACATAGGGCTTGTTGGTGAAGGGATCGCGCAGCACCCGCACACCGGTGCGGTCGACGATCAGGTAGCCGCGGCGGAAGTCGCCGAAGGCTACCGGCATGGCTCCGGGTGCGACGTCGGGCATGGCCGCCATCTCGGTCACCGGATAGGCCAGCACGTTCTGCGGCTGGCCTTCGGTGAAGGAGGGCTGCCAGAGGTAGTTGCCCTGACCGTCCTTGAGCTTGCGGATGCTTGCGAGCGTGTTGCGGTTGGCGACCAGACGGGCGTTCTGTGCCGCCTGACCGGGAAGCGAGTAGACGAGGTCGATCAACTCGTCGGCGGTGATCGCCGTCGCACTCGCGGCGGTGATGGTCGGGATGCCTCCCCACGGGTGGGCAGTCGCCTTCGATCCACCCTCGGCATAGGTCAGGACCCCCGAGGGCTTGTTGACGCCGTCGCCCGCGACGAAGGCGATACCCTCCTGGTAGGCGAACTCGGCCTCGATCTCGCTGGCGATCCACTGCTCGAGGTTGATCGCGGCATCATCGAGCATCTGCTGGGTGGCGCCCGGATTGGCGTAGATCTCGCCCGGGGTGTAGTCCAGATGTCCGAAGGTCGGCGTGCTGGTCTGCGGCCGCGGCGCGGTCTCGCCGACCCAGCCCGAGCCGAATCCCTGGGCCGAGAAGAGCTTGCGGAAGCCTGCTCCCGAGATCGTCTGGACGGAGGCGATCTGGCGCATGGGCGAGACCTCGACCAGCTTGTCGGTGATGGTGCGGTCCCATTCGACCGGCGCGAGATAGCCGCCTTCGGCGTCAGCGCCCTTGTTCAGCGCCGCCGAGACCTCGCCCTTGCGGAAGTGGGCGCGGAAGGCGTCGGTGTAGGCGGCATCGACAGGGCCGGGTGCGCCACCCGTGCCACCGATCCGCAGGGCGGCGATCTGCGCGGCCTGCGTGTCCATGGCCGCCTGCAGCTCGCCGACGGCGGCGTTGATGCGGTCGACCTTCTCGGCCCGGACCACGTCTTCCTGGCCTTTCCTGAGCGCGGTCAGCTGATCGCTGTGCTCGGCCTTGAACGCCTCGAAGCTGCGCTGCAGTTCGGCGAAGATCTGCTTTGGATCGCCACTGGCATCAGCGCGCAGGGCGACGATCCCGCGCGTGAGCGCAGGGTGGGACATCATGGTCATGGGATTACCTTTCAGGTGAGCGTCTGGATGAGGGACCGCGCGAGGGCGGTCCAGTCGTCGTCAGCGCGCGGCATGACGTGTGCGGCAGCGCCCGGCGTGCCGCGGAGTTCGGCCAGGAGGGCGCGGCGTTCCGACCGGGGAATGTTCTGGCGGGCGAGCAGGCTGTCGATGCGCTTGAGCGCGCTCGGACCGTTGCCGCTGGCCTCGGTCTCGACCACGTCGGCTGTAAGGAAGCCGTCCGCGAGCCCGGCGTCGATGGCCTGCGCTCCGCTGAACCAGGTCTCGGCATCCATCCAGGCGGCGGCGACATCCGGATCGACGCCGGCCTTGGCGGCGTAGACCTCGGCCATGGCCGCATCGAAGGGGATCATGGTCTCGGCCGCCGCGGCCAGGTCGTGGCGGTTGCCGATGGCGACCACCCAGGCATTGTGGAGCATCAGGAATCCGGCACGGCCGATCTGGACCTCGTCGCCGGCCATGGCGATCACCGAGGCGGCGGAGGCGGCAAGCCCGAGGATGCGGACCGTGACCTTGCGTGGGTCCTCGCGCAGCAGGTTGTAGATCGCCACGCCCTCGAAGAAGTCGCCGCCGGGGCTGTTGAGGTCGACCGTGATCTCGTCGGCGGTGATCGACCGCAGGGCCGCGGCGATGCGGTTGGCTGTCACGCCGTCGCCAGTCCATCCGTCCGCACCGATCACGTCGAGCATGCTGATGAGGTTGGTGGCACTGGGGTTGTCAGAGCGGAGACCAGCGGTCCAATGCGTCATGACTTCGCCATCGGGTTCACTCGGCGCAAGCGCGGCGGGGCGGCTTACGCTCAGCTTAGGCAGGTGGCGTAAGGTCATGGATGTTTCTTCCTCTGTTTGGGACGGGCGTGAGCAGCCGTGGCGGCCACTCCGGGTCACAAGGTCGGTCAAGGGGGGCTAGGCGCGCGCGGATGTACCCTCTTCGGCTTGTGATCCGGGAGGTCTGGCACTCCGGGCGGATTTGGGCGTTGATGATCCGAAGCGCACGAGAATGGAGACTGCCATGCGATCCTCTGGAGCCCTGACGGTTGCGGCCGTTGTTGTCGCGCTGGTCGCGACACCGGCGCTGTCGGACCCCGGGCGGGGTCATGGAAAGGCCCGCGGCCCGCATGTCAGCCACGCTGCGCAGCATTGCCCACCCGGTCTGGCCAAGAAAAACCCTCCCTGCGTGCCGCCCGGTCAGGCCCGGAAGTCTGATGGCCGCTACTACCCGCGCGTCGGGGATGTCCTTCGCGTCGGTGATTACGTCGTCATCCGGGATCCCCGCCGGCTCAATCTGGAGCCGCGTGACGGTTGGCGCTACTACCGTGAAGGCAACCGCGCCTATCGAGTGGACAGCGAGACCCGAAAGGTCCTTGCCGTCATCGAGTTGATCAACGCGTTCACCAACTGACCGTCCCCTTCCGTGGGGCGGTTTCGGAACCAGTCACCGAGAACTCGCCCTCATTGTCCGGGAGCTTCGTACCTGAACCGTCGGGGGGCGCACTGGCCGTCATGTTCGGCGGCGGATAATAGACATCGCCGCCTTCCCGCGGGTTCTCGTCCTCCAGCGTGCGGATCTCGTTGGGGCTCCAGACGCCCCATTGCAGCCCCTTCACATAGGCCTCCCAGCGCGCCTTGATGTCGCCCTTGACCAGGGCCGCACGGTTGAAGCGGGCATAGAGATCGGTGCGGGTGGGATCAATCAGGTCACGGGCGATGGTCTCCTCCCAGGTCGTCAGGTGATCCTCGAGCGTGTAGGCGACAAAGCCGATCGACTGCTGCTCGATGCCGGTGCCCCAGCTCGTGGACTTCTCGGTGTCGCCGATCATGTGGGGCGGGACCCCGAAGAACATGGCGATGTCGGCACGGGTGAACTTGCGGCTCTCGATCCACTGGGCGTCCTCGGCGGTCATCGCCATGCGGGCGTAGTCCATGCCTTCCTCGAGGATCAGGTGCCGGCCTTCCTGCTCGCCGCCCGAGCGGAACTCGTCGAGGCCCGCCTTCAGGTTGGCGACGGCCTCGGGCCCGAGCCGGCCGGGATGGCGCAGGACACCCGAGACCCGGGCCCCATTGCGGAAGGTCGAGGCACCGTGCTCCTCCATGGCCAGCGACAGGCCGATGGTCTCGCGGGCATGGGCGATCACCGACACGCCGGTGACGCCATCGAGCGACATGCCGACGAGATGGAACATCTCGGTCTGGCCGAGCCGCACGCGCACCCCGTCGCGGCGGGTATAGACGTACTCCAGTTCCAGATCGTCCGTCTGCCGACAGGCCACCCGATCGGGCTGCAGCGGGATCAGCTCCCGGACCTGTCCGCGCGAACGGACGATCATCGCATAGGCATTGCCGCGCAGCAGCAGATGGGTCTGCATCATGCGGCGGAACTGCGAGGGTGTCTGCCAGCGGTTGGGCCGGCGCCGCAGCAGGTGCCAGAGCGGATCCTCGGAGGCGTCTTCCCGTGTGCGGTCGTCGATGCGACGGCGCAGCTGCAGCGGCAGCGTCGCAACTGCACCCGCGATGATGCGCACGCAGGCGTGGACGGCGGCCACCGTGAGGGCGGTCTCGGGCGAGACGCTCACCCCGGCCGCCGTGGCCGAACCGCCGCGGAGGACCTGCTCCAGTTCAGCCGAGGTGTGGACCACGGTGCCGCCCATCGATCCCAGGGACGCCTGCGGCTGCAGGTCCGGCTGCGGCTGCAGGTCCGGCTGCGGCAGATGCGCGGCACCAGCGGGCGCCGCGCTGTCACGCGCGCCGAAGAGACGGGACCAGAGGGACATGCGTCAAAAACCTGTCAAAGCAGCATCGGCCCGCGGGCCTGATAGACCGAGCGACCGGCGGTCTCGTCGCGCAGCATGGCCCGGCCGAGGGCATTGCAGAGCGCCACGATCCCGTCGATGCGCTCGGAGGAGCGTTCCTTGTCCGGCTTGATGTTGCCGGCCGGGTCGTGCCGCACGGCCACGTTCGAGGCATTCCACCGCAGCACCGGGTGACCGCCGTGCCAGAGCAGGCGCGAGACCGCGAGCCGCTCGAGTTCCGCCGTGGGCGCGGCCATGCTCAGGAACCCCTGGCCGAACTGAACCAGGTTGATGCCCTCGTCCTGCAGATGCTGGACGATCTCGCCCGCAAAGGTGCGGTCATAGGCCAGCTCGCGCAGATCGAACCGGCCGGCGAGGCTGACGATCTCCGCCTCGATGAAGGCGAAGTCGGTGGCGTTGCCCGGCGTGGCGGTCAGGAACCCCTGGTCGCGCCAGACATCATAGGGCACCCGGTCACGCCGGGCGCGGCGCCCGATGTCCTCCTCCGGTACCCAGAAGCGGCTGAGCACGATCCACGTCTCGGCCAGGCTCCCGAGCGCCGTATCCCGCGTCGGCGGAAACAGCAGCGCCAGCGCCGAGAGGTCGTTGACGCGGGCGAGGTCGAGCCCGCCGTAGCACTCGCGCCCGGCAAGCAGGCGCTCGAGCCGCTCCAGTTCCATCGCGATCGTGGCGCCGCTGGTCTCCGGCGCAAGCCCGCCTTCGGCCCAGACCTCCATGTCGAGCCAGCGGGTGACCTGCTCGGTCCATTCGTTCAGTCGCAGCCGGCGGATGGCGTTCTGCTGCGCCGGCATCTCGCGCGCCTCGTCGATCTGGCGCTTGAGATCATCCAGCTTCACCGTCACGCCGAGGCTCGGATTGGCCTTCCCCCAGACCTTCGGGTCGGTCCAGTCGTCGCCCGCATCGATCGTGGCGATGAAGGCGAACCACGGATCCGCCGTCTCCTGCGGCAGCGTCCCCTCCAGCGCCTTCACCGAGAACTCGTGATGCTGGCGGCAGACCGAGTGGCGGTCATGCCCGGCGGTGGTGATCTCGAAGATCAGCGGCTGCCGTCGGGCGCCGGTTGCGGTGTTGAGCTTCTGGATGATCTCGGGTCCGGGGTGCTCGTGCACCTCGTCCACCGCGGCGAAGTGCACGTTCAGCCCGTCCATCTTGCTGGCATCGGCCGAGAGCGGCCGGAACCACGAGGCGGTCGGCAGCACGGCGAGGTTGTTGACCGTGCGCGTGACGCGGGCCGAGAGCGCCGGGCTTGCCGCCACCATCCGTTCGGCCTCGCCGAAGACGATGCGCGCCTGATCGCGGGTGGTCGCGGCTGCATAGACATGCGCGCCGGCCTCGCCGTCAGCGACCAGCGCATAGAGCGCGATCCCGGCCAGCAGGGCCGACTTGCCGTTCTTGCGGGCGACCTCGACATAGGCCGTTCGGAACCGCCGCAAGCCATCCGCCCGCTTCCAGCCGAAGACGGAGCCCACCACGAACTGCTGCCACGGCTGCAGATCGAAGGGCTGGCCCGCCCATTCGCCCGTCGAGTGCCGCAGGTGGCTGAAGAACTCGATCGCATGCAGCGCAGCGTCCCGGTCCCAGACAAGACCCCGGGCCTTGTCGGCCTTCAGATCGTCCAGATGGCGCTGGCAGGCCAGCCGCGTGAGGTGGCCGGCGACGACCTTGCCCGCAACCACCTGCTTCGCCCACGCGGTCACCGGGCAGGCCGGAGCCTGCCGAGCCGAGCCGGATTTACGCCCGACTGCCACGGTTCAGAAACTCCTCGAACGGGTCGCTGGTCTCGGCCGGCGCGGCCGTGCGGATCCGGCTACGGCTTGACGGCGTCAGCCCGAACTCGCTCTCGATCTGGCCCATCTGCGCCAGGCACTTGTTGGCCACCGCGAGAAACGGGTTCTGGATGATGTTCCCGCCCACGGTCTTGACCACCGGGCCGCGGCGCTTGACCTCCGCCTCGGCGTCGAGCCAGCGCCGCCAGATCACCACGTAGCGGGCGAGCGCCCCGGCATCGAGCTCGGTCATCACCCCGTGCCGCGCCAGCAGGGTCGCCATGTCGGTGAACTTGGCCGCAGCTTCGGCGTCGAGATGCTCGGGCGGATCGGGAATGGCGACGGACGGCGTGGGCTCGGCCGGGTTCAAGCGGTGCGGCCGCGCTGTGCCCTTCACCAGCTTCAACTGCGTCGGGAGCGGTTTGCGGCCGGCCATGATCGAGGTCCTTCCTGATGCGCGCCCCCATGAAGCAATGATCTTGCGGCGATTTGCCTACACATCCCGGCCCCGGAGAGCGATTCTGATTGCAGCAGGACGCAGCAACTCAGCCAGGAGGCCCCACGATGACCCGCCGAACGCCCGACAATGCCACCGCCCGGAGCGCCTTCATCGCCAGGAAGGCCGAGATCGACGCCATGCTCGCCAGACTGCAGGCGCTCAGCGCCGACCACTTCAACGCCCAGCCGGACGAAGTGCACTGGGGCCATGTCGGCCCCCTCGAGCACTACGCCAGCCTCCTCAAGCGCATCACCGACAGCGCTTTCGGCGAGGGCGAACACGCCGCGTGATCTCCGGCAACGCCGGCACGCCTGCCGCGCGCCCTGCGCGGCTCTGGGTCGTAGGAGGCGCCGCATGTCGCGGGGCCAGAACCGGAGACGACCCCATGACCCAGATCCAGCTGTCCGACGCCCAGAGCGTCATTCTATCCGCCGCCTGCGCGCGCGAGGACGGAGCCATCTTCCCGGTCACCGCACCCCTGAAGGGCGGTGCGGTGGGCAATGTCTGCAAGAGCCTCCTGAAGCATGGGCTGATCGAAGAAACCGAAGCCACCGACCTCGACACCGTCTGGCGATACGACGAGGACCGCGGCGCGATCACCCTGCGCGCCACGCCGCTGGCCCGCACGGTGCTCGGGATCATTGAGGAGGACATGGTGATGGCGCGGGTGGCGGAGATGGCGGCTACCCTGGTACACCGCCCAACGGGTACCAAGCAGGAGACCCTGATCGAGATGCTACGAGCTGAGGGCGGGGCGACCATCGAAGAAATCATTGCTGCCACCGGCTGGCAGGCGCACACCGTTCGTGGCGTGATCTCCGGCGTGCTGAAGAAAAAGCTCGGCCTCGAAGTGACCTCGGAAAAGGTCGAAGGGCGCGGCCGGGTCTACGTTATCACGTAGGCTTGGACAGTCTTTCCATTGCGCGGCCGGCAATACTCGAGAAGAATCCCTCGACAGTTTCACCCGCGCGGACGATACCATGACAATGCCAACCTACCTGATTGACAAGATCCGGCGACATGGATTGGCGATTGACCGTCTCACGCGAGAGCGTTCAAGCGGAAGCGGCGAGTTTCACGACATTCCGGTCACTGATGCCCTCGCATTCGACGCGGCCGATTTTATCTGGGCCGCCTTAGTCTCTCTCGGGGTAGCTGAGGTACAGGAATCCCGGGCCGTTCGAAATCATGTGGCTGAGGCGATTATCGATGTGCTTCAGGGGCACGGCATCTCCGACAGGCTGGATCACGGAGCAGAGCCGGAGGAAGCCCAATCAAACGCGCGCTCACGTTCCGAAAGGTAAAAATCCCGGATCGTCATGCCGACGGGGAGACGGATGCCTGTCTCGTCGAGCCCCTTCTGGAAGCCGGACAGAATGCTATCGGTTACCCCGCCCTGCGTCTCGATCAGTGCAGTTATCGCTGGCATGCCATGCGTATGGGCATAGTCCGCGATTTGGCTCAGGGGAATCTTCTGCGTCATGTGCTGACGCCAAGGATCCCCCGGCCTCAAGATGCCGCCTGCCTCTGCAAGCTGCCGATAATTGACCGCCTGACGCTTGCGAGCCGCCTCCACCAAAAACTCGATGCCTGCCTTGAAATCGAAGGCCTTGTTTCTGCGCGCCTGCTCGGCAACAGCTGCCTTTGCCAGAGGGGCATCGAGCTTCCCCGCCCTGCGATGGTTTTCGATCAGGTTCCGTAGCTGCTGATCCGTCTTAGAGGTCAGGTCAGGCTCCTCGCGTGTCATCAGTTCAATCCTTCGGTCCATTTCGCTCCATTCAGTTGAGCTGCACCTCGCCTGTGTTTCAAGCCCACTGCCGTTCCGCGAAGCTAGTGGACCGACCCACTCATGCCGAGGAGGTGGTCAGTCCGTGCGACCGATACGCTCAAACAGCCGGCGCAGCAGATAGGCCCGCGCAAGCGATACGCCGGCGAAGACGAGGCCGATCCGCATGTTCTGGGCCAGCGTCGGGTTCCAGCCGAACAGCGGAAACAGCACGATCTGCGTGATGACGGCCAGGACATACCCGACGATGACGTTCGTCGCCGACTCGACCAGCGACAGGGCGCGGCTCTGCGTCATGCCGCATCCTCCTGGTCGTTGACGCTCTTTGCGAGCCGTTCAGCCCGCATCTGCGCGAAGGTTCGCCCATCGCCGTCGAGGACTGCCTCCTTGCCAGTTTCGGCCTGCCAGCGCTCGACGGCGACATCGACATAGGCCGGGCTGATCTCCATGGCGTAGACGCGCCTTCCGTTGGCCTCGCCGGCCATGATCTGCGAGCCGGAGCCCGAGAACGGCTCGTAGCAGAGACCGCCGCGGGCGACATGCTGGCGCATCGGGATGCCGAAGGCGTCGAGCGGCTTCGGGGTCGGGTGGTCCGGGCGCTCGTCCCTGGCGAAGGACGGCATCTCCCAGGTCGAGGGCAGCGTCTGGTCGGCGACCTTCGGCGGTCGGTTCGGGCGACGCCAGCCCATGAAGCACGGCTCGTGCTTCCAGAGATAGTGCGATCGGGTCAGGACACCGCGGTCCTTCACCCAGATGATCTGCTGGTGGACGAAGGCGCCGGCCTTCTCCCAACATGCCTCGAGCATCGCCTGCCGGCGCGAGGCGTGCCAGCAGTACCACGCGGCATCCTCGGTGATCGCCTCGGCCACGGCGGCGCCGATAAATCCGTCGTAGAGCTCGGCGCCCTGGCTGCTGTCGTCCCAGGTCGTGCCATTGGACTGCGACCAGTCCTTGTTCCGGGTCGGGTGGTTGCTGCCGTCGTAGTCGACCAGATACGGCGGGTCGGTCGCGAACAGCACCGCCCGCTCGCCGTTCATCAGCCGGCGGACGTCGTCGTGGGACGTCGCGTCACCGCAGAGCAGCCGGTGATCGCCGAGGATCCAGAGATCGCCGGTGCGCGAGACCGGGTTGCGCGGCGGCTCGGGGATAACGACAGGCGGGGTCGAGCCTTCCTCTTCCCCCTCGGTCCCGGCCAGCAGCCGGTCCAGTTCCCCATCCTCGAAGCCCATGATCCCGAGATCGAACCCGGCCTCCTTGAGGTCGCCCAGTTCCAGCGCCAGCAGGCTCTCGTCCCAACCGGCGTTGAGCGCGATGCGGTTGTCCGCCAGCACCAGTGCCCGCCGCTGGTTGTCGCTGAGCCCGGTCAGGGTGATCGTCGGCACGGTATCCATGCCGAGCAGTCGCGCCGCCAGCACCCGCCCATGACCGGCGATCAGCGTGCCGTCCTCGGCGATCAGCACCGGGTTGGTGAAGCCGAACTCCCGGATCGAGCCGGCGATCTCGGCCACCTGCGCCTCGCTGTGGCTGCGGGCGTTGCGCGCGTAAGGCACGAGGCTGTCGAGGGGCCGATAGGCGACCTCGAGTTCACGATCGAGCATGGAATAGTTCCTTCGGATCGGGGGCTACCCCCCCTCGCCATTTTGGCCATGGATGCAGAAAGCTTGGCGCGCGGTCCTGACGTCGAACCGGCCGGAGATCTGACCTCCCCCCGGGTCAGCCGGAGGACTCGCGCCCGGTCCGCCGATTGCCGAAGCCGCCATCCTCGGCAGCGGTCTTGCGGCTGTGACAGGACGCGCAGAGCGCCTGCCATCCGTCCTGATCCCAGAACCGCTCGGGATCGCCCCGATGCGGGACGACATGGTCCACGGTGTTGGCCGGGGTCAGTCGGTCTCGGCGCTGGCACTCGGCGCAGAGCGGGTGGCGGGCCAGAAACAGCCGCCGTTCCGCGAGCCACCGGGCCGAGCGATAGAGCGCACGGATCACCGGATCACGTCGGCGGTCAGTGTCGCGGTCACGTTCGCGCTTGTCGCGCCGCCCCACCGGGCGATGGATGGGCGGGCGCTGCGGCATGGTGCCTCGCGAGGTATTGCCGGATTGGGGATGAAAGGACCGGGTGGCGCTCCTGGCGCTCTTCTCCCGATCATGCCCTGCTTTTAGCACGGATCTGTTGCACGTGTCGAGCACGAATGTGTTGCAACACTTTGGACTCTTTCACGCATTCAGCCGCGACGCGATCTTGGTCAGCGCCAGCTGCCAGCGCCGCCACGCCGTGGTCCGGTCGCAGCCCATCTCCCCGGAGATGACCTTCCATGGCACCCGCGCCGCCCGCGACCAGATCAGCTTGCGTTCGGCCTCGTCGATCCAGGTCATCCAGTCGAACGTCCGCTCCAGCGCCGAGATCGCCTTCGCCGAGGGCACCACCCGCATCGGCTCCGGCTCCATCGCCGCGATCTCGCGGGCGCTGCGCAGGATCTGCGGCCAGTGGCTGCCGTGACCGCGCGGGGCAGCGGAGGGGAGCCTGCGCAAGGTGCGGAACGCCTCGGCGAAGTGATCGGCGACATCGTCGGCAGTCCAGTTGCGCTCAACCATCGCCGCGCCCTCCCTCACTAGCGCAGGGGCCGTAGAGCTTGCGTCCCAGTTGCGCGATCATCTGGCGCTCCGGCCAGGTCAGCCGCGGGTCGTCCACGCTGACCGCCAGCAGACCCATCTCCTGCCAGCCATCACGCTTGACCTCATCGGGGCTGCGCCGCGTGCCGCCGTAGCCGGGGGGCGTGTAACGCATCGTCGTCAGTTTCATTCGGGCCATCGTCATCTCCTGTCGTTCTGGCCGCAGTGGTCGGGGGAGGCAGAGACGAAAGAGAACGGCGGACCGCGGGCACGGACGCAGCGTATGGGCCGCCCCGCCTGGCGGCGGGCGGTCCCATACGTAGTATGGGGGCTCTCCCCCTTCCTCATCCGACCGCGGCCAGGTGATTGATAAATAACAGGAAAAAGGCGATCCGGATGACAAAGGGGGATGACAGCGGACTTTGTCATCCTCATGCGCAAGCCATTGATTTCGTTGAGGCATGACAGGGGTATGAGGATGACAACGGGCTTTGTCATGATGACGAAGTCAGACATCGGGCCCCTCCGGATGGACCCAGACCGCAGGGTTCTCGACCTCCAGCACCATGCCCGAGTGGGCGCATTTGTAATGGCTCGGCTGGACCGGCAGCCCTTGTCCGGTCACTTCTCCGGTCTCCGGATCGACCTGCTCGTCGACCCCGAAGCGCATCCCTTCGACGCAGAGATAGCCGTAGTGTGACCGCGTCGGCGGGAAGCCCTGATCGGCGAACTCCCGGCGGAACTTGATCAGTCCCTTGGTCGCGAGGACCCCGATCCGTTCGCGGATGGTGTAACGGCTGCCCAGGCCGCCGCGGTTCTCGAAGGCCTCAGCGAACTGCGTCGACGTGTAGAGCCGCTGCTCGGCGGCCTCGTCGAACAGCAGGCCGAGAATGACATCATGCTTGCGAAGCCGTTCGGCATCCTGCCTGGCGCCAGCCTCCTTGCCGACCAGGCGCTCGAAGCGGTTGTCGATCTCCACCCACGTCCCACCGATCTTGTCGACCAGCTTCGCCTCCAGGGCCGGGCCGTTGCGCAGTTCGATCTCGAGGCGGCGGGTGGTGCTGTCGTCGTCGGGGCGGTGCAGGATCAGGCCGGAGGTGTAGTAGCCCCGGAGAGCACTGGCACCGGAGAGAGCCAGGAACGGATCCTCCTTCACCTGCTGCTTCGAGAGCTTCTTCGTGTGGTGGACGAGGATGACGCCGGCATCGGGATTGACCGCCGCCTGCAGCGCTTCGACGCGTTCCTTGAGGAAGAACATCATCGCGCTGTTGTCGTTCTCGCCGCCGCTGTCGGGACCGCCGTCGAAGACGTTGCGGATAGGATCGACGCAGAGGATGTCGGGCGGGCTGTCGCGGAAAGCGCTCCGGATCGCCTCCAGCACGCGGGTGACGCCACCGTGGTCGAGCAGCAGCTTCAGCCGCGGGGTGGCGACGAAGCCGTCGCGCGCGGCAACAAGGACTTCGGACGGCAGGCCGATCTGGTGCAAACGCTCGCGCAGATAGTGATACTGCAGTTCGGCCTGCAGGTAGAACACCCGCAGCGGCCGCGGCGGCGTGAAGCCGAGGAACGGCACGCCCGCGGCCATGTGGACGAGCCAGGAGATCAGGAAGTCGCTCTTGCCGACCTTGGGCGCGCCGCCGAGGACGAGCAGCCCGCCCGGGGTGAGCACCCGAGGCGCGATGATGTCGTCGGGCAGCGCGCTGTGGTCATCGAGCAGCTGGCCGAGGCTGAAGCAGGCGAGCGGGGCTGTATGCGACTCCTGCCGCGGCGGCTGCGCAGGTCCGTTGCGTTCGAGATGACGCTGCCACAGCCGGCGCGTCTCGGCCTTGAGCCGATCCTCGGACCAACTAGGCCGCAACATGGCGGCGTTGTAGCCGCAGATCGCCTCCCAGGCCTCGTCGAGGCTCAGGCGGCCTTCGTGGGCTTGGCGGAGGTAATAGCCGATCGCGGCGCTGGCGCCCTGGAACCGGGTCCAGTCATCCTGCGTGCCCTCGCGCACCGGCGTGGTCAGGACGTCATCGACTGCGGGTTTGCTACCGGCGTTGAAGTCGAACCACGCTGAGCCTGAGGTTTCCGGGGTGAGCGCGGGCATCGCAGCGACGAGGGCCGCGAACTCAGCCAGATCGACCTCGATGGGCTGCTGGTCGACGATCCGGACCTGCGCCGTCCGTCCATATTTACCATGGATCGTCCCGGGCACCCGGATGGGCTGATGCGCCGAGCCGAAGCTGTCATCGCCGCCGACCTTCAGCGCCATCGCCGCCCGAAGCCGGCAGAGCCGGGCGAGGTCCTCGCCCTCGGCCGGTTCGGTCAACTTCCACCACAGGTGCAGCTTGGGTTGTCCGGCCTCCGTCACCCCGCCGCTCTCGATGGTCAGCGTCGCCGGGCCGAGGTTGTGGATCAGGTGGTCCCGCTTGGCGGCGATGTCACCGGCGTCGAGATCGACGACCAGCGCCTGCATCTGCCGGACATGCTCAGCGCGGCCCTCGCCGCTGTTTCCGACCGTGCCGGGGATCACATAGATCGCGCGCCCGACGGAGGCGGCGGCTCGCGCGGCTGTGGCGATGTTCTCGGGCGCGCTCGCGTCTGCCGGGATCCAGCGCAGGTCGTTCGACGGCACCGGCGTCACGCCCTTCTCGGGCAGACCGCGCAGCGGGATCAGGCCGTCGCACCAGGAAAAGACCACGTCGACAAACAGCGCGATCTGGTCGCGATCGATGCCGGGCGCGCTCATTGCAGCCGCCCTTCGCCCGGCGCCATATCAGCCGGCTGGACATAAACCGCGAACAGCGGCTCACCATCGCCGTGCTGGCCCGCAGCCTCGAAGAAGTAGTACCGATCCGGGATGACCAGTTCGGTCAGTTCCCAGCGCCGGTAATATCCCGGCAGGCGTTTCAGAAAATCGGGGGGCGGGACCGGCGGCAGCGTCATCGATCAGGCTCGTGAACAGGGGCTTCACCTGGTCAAAAGCCACCCCCGCACGCCGATCGGGACATTGAGGGCGGGGTTATTTTGTGATATCCAGTGCAGCATGTGATATCGATGGAGGCGGCC